ATCGTGCTGGCCTTGCCATCGAGGGCGGCCTGCGCCTGACTGATCGTCTGGACAGTCGCGTTGGTCTGGCCGATGGAAGCGCCGAGCGTCTCCGTGCTGCGCGCCAGTGCCTCGTTTTCAGTGGTCCTGACCAAACGTTCCTGAGCGATATGGGCTTTGGAATCCCAGCCAGAAATGGCGTCTGCAAGATCGCCATCTCCCCTGTCAGGTCTGGAAGCAGCCTGCAGCGCGCTGAGCTGACTGGCAGAGGCCGTGACCTTGCCGTCCACATCCTCGATCTTGGTCGTGTTGGTCTGGACCTGCTGGGCCAGGCCGTTGGCCGACTCGATGGATTGGCCCACGTCGGTCCACAGCGTCGGGTTGGGCGGTGCGTTTCCGCCCTCCGGATCCGCCGCAACGTCTTGCACCGCCTGGTAGATCCGGCCGTTGACGACGACCATCTGGCCCTCGGTGTAGGGCTCGTTCGGGTCGTAGACCTTCAGGCCGTCCAGGGCGCTGATCTGTTCCTGCAGGCCATCGATCTTGTCCTTGAGCTCCTGCCCCAGCATCGACTCGTCGATCTCGCCACTGATCATGTCAAGGATCGGGCCGGCGTCGGTTTCGGAGATGCCCCGAACCGCAGTGGGTGCCACGGGATACCACGGGCCGATGTTCCCAGTCCGATCGACAAGGCGCGCCCAGAAGAAGAATGCGGCGCCGGCCGCCAGGCCCTGCATCACATACTCGGTCTGCGGGTAAGCCAGGTCGGCCAGCTTGGTCGCCGCCTCCAGGCTGTTGCTCGGGCTGTGCCAGATCTCCGTGCGCTGGGTGTCCTCGGCGCCTGGTGGAATGCCCCACTTCAGCGAAATCCCGAAAATCAGCGATGTAGCCGTCAGGTACGTCACTGCCGGTGGCAGCCCTTCCTTCCCGTTCAACTGCGTGAGTATCGAATCACGCCAGATCGACGTGATATCGAACGAACTCACCGCGCGCACCCGGGCCAGGTACGCGCCAGCGTAGATGCCGACCACGTCCACCGAAGTGGTGCCGGTGCGCTGCAGCCTGATCCAGTTGCCGTTGTCCTTGCGCCATTCCACGTCATAGGCCACCGCGCCCTGCACTGCTGGCCAGGCGATAGTCATAGTGCTCACTGCGATGCCTTGGGAAATAGCGAAGTCCGAAGTCAACGAGACGCTTGCTGGTGGCGGCACGATGGTGATCGGGATCACGCTGATCGGCCGCTCTTCCAGCTTGGCGCCGGTGTCGATCGCCGGGAACTTGCTTGGATTGAACTCGAGCGCGGTAATCTCGTACTCGCCTTCCTGGGTGCGCGAGGTCTTCAGCACCCGGAACAGCTGGACCGCCAGGTCGTCGTAGTCGATTGCCCACTGCAGCTCAGGCTCAGGCTGCACGCTGTAGGCCACCGTCACCGTCACTACGCGCCCAGCGACCGACTGCACGGTGCGTGCCTGGGCGGCGCCGTTTGGCAGGTTCAGTATCAGGCGGTCGCCGGCCTTGATGGGCGTGTCACGATCGAGCGTTACGACGCGCCCGGCTGCCGCCGAGATCCGCCCACCATTCGGACGGCCCGCCACCAGCTCATCAGCCACAGGGATGACGTAGCCAGGCAGCGGGATGCGCCCTTCCATGCCGGTCTTGAAAGTGACGGTGCGATCCTGGCTGTTGCTCAGCAGAGCCCATTTACCGCGGCGCTGAGCCTCGGAAGCACGGGTGCAACCGATGGCAGAGATCTCCACCGGGCGGTCCCGGTACCGGCGCTGGAGCGCCAGGTCAGTTACGGGGATGACGTCGGTGTCGTAGTTGTTGGCCGGGTTGTCGTAGCTGACCAAGGCCCGGCTGTAGTGTGTGTTGCGCTCGGCACCGCCGTACACGAACTCACCGTCGATGACGTTGGCCCGGGTGAACACGTAGTCGATGTCCTGTGCACGCGGCATGTCAGCCTGCATGAACAGCGAACCGTGGGCCCAGTACACCATGCCCCGGTAGATGGCGGCCAAATCACGTAGCAATGTCCAGGCCTCGGCCCGCCCTTGCAGGTTCATATCGCACAGATAGCGTGGTTCCTGGCCACCAACACCATCCGGCACCAACTGGTCGCAGTACTGGGCGATGCGGTACATCTCCCACTTGTCGACCATCCACGACTTTATGCGCTTGCCCAGGCCGAAACGGTCCTCGACACATACGCCGTAGGTCACGAATGCGGGGTTGTTGGTCCAAGCCTGCTTAAAGGTGCCGTCCCATACGCCGGTGTAGGTACGCGCAATAGGATCGTAGTTGCTCGGCACAGGCCAGCGCTTGGCCTTGCACTTCACCGTCACGGCGGGGATGTTCTGGAACTGCTGAGCGTCGAACTCGATGTACAGCAGCGCGGTATTCGGGTACCGCAGCTTTTCGTCGATGATCTCGGTGTAGCCGGCAATGGTCATCGTGTCGGCCACGGTACCGCTGTTGGCGTTCGGGGTGATTCGACGCACACGCATCATCCAACCGGACGTTGCCGCCGGCAAATTCACCCGCACCGAGCGCTGGTACCCGTTTGTAGTTTTGCCGTCCACCGCCCCCAGGTGAGCCTCGACGTACGCGCCGCCATCGGTGGCAATGTCGATGGCGTACTCGATGCGATAGCCATTGGTGTTGCCGCTGCTGTCCTGCTGGGCCAGGCGCGGCCAGGACATACGCACGCGCACGGCCGACAGCTGGATATTGCTCAGCGCCCGGGTGAACGGGTTGTCGCTGCGCAGTTCGACGTTGACGGTGGTCTCGCTCTCCACCGACGGAATGCCCTGGATGTAGTCCTGCTCAACGGAGCCAGGGCGCCACTCCCACTTCACACCCGGGAAGTTCACGTTGCCGCTGGCGTCCATGATCGGCGTATTGTCGAGGTAGATATCACGATCGGTCGGTGTGCCGTCGAACTCGCCCTCGCCCACGGCCAACAGTATCTTGGCGATGTTCGTCGACTGCAGGCTGTCAGGGGCCTCGACGGGCGTCTTCGGTTTGCTCCCGCCACCCTTGCCGCCGGTGATGTCCAGGTGATCTGTCGGGCCCATTGCTTTCCTCCGGGCAACAAAAAACCGCCCGGAGGCGGTCTGTACGCTGAATCGGCACTAGGCCTTGTCCTGTGCCTCGATGGAGGCAGAGATGATCGCCCCACCCCACCGGCGCTCGCCGATGCAGATCGGGACTGGGTTGCCGCTGGCGGTGGTGTTCTTAGCGCTGCCGAAGGCGTAACTTGGTAAGTTTTCAGGGGCAGCGCTCTGAGACAGACCTTGGGCCTGCGGGCTGAGCATCTGAACCACTCCGCCAAGCGTCATGGAAAGGCCAGCATAAAATGCGGATGGGCCCAGCCATATGGCAGATACCATCAAAGCAATGCCAATGATGGTTTGAAGAACTCCACCGCGCTTGCTGCCATGGACAACCGGCACTACACGAACCTCCTGAGTGCCGCGCAGGTTCATTTCGTCCAGGCCAATGTTCTTTCGGTTACGGAAGATGGCGAAGCGCAATCCCAACCCATCAAGCCGTCTGATTTCCTCCTCGAATCCCTGTAACGTAGCCTTCAGAGCCTTGAAGGCCTCCCAGGCCTCGCCGCTGTCAAGCTGTCGACGATGAGTTCTCCCGAACTTCTGCGCCAAGGATCCGGATAGCTTGATAATGGTCATTGGTTGATAACTGGCTGCTGTGGCTGCCATGCTTCCTCCAGGCATTAAAAACCGCCCTAGGGCGGTTTGTGGTGATCGATCAAAGACATGACCTGACGGCGCGCTCCACAGCGGAACGACCCGGCATGGCCGACCAAGGCATGCGTTGCCGAAGAGCTACTGAACTGCCGGTCGACGTTTTGGTGATATCAAGAAGCTCGTCTGCCATGCTGCTATTCGACACCCATAGGCGGTAACCGTTTTCGGTCTCCGCCATTGAGGACTCCGTCCTGGCAGCCTGCCACTTAGGGAAAACGCACAAAGCATACTGTTTTGGGTTTTTCTTCGTTACCGCGCTAATCGAAGGATCGTTACCTTCTAAATCTGCGGTCGTCACGCACCCCGCCAACAACGCCAGCCCCACTGCTCCGATCAGAACTCGCATGTGATCCCTCCCTTGAAAACGGCGACTGTACCAGCCGGCCTGGCCAGGCATCCAGCGTGGATGAAATGCCAGTACCGCGCCAGCATTTCGCCAGTGTAGCTTTGCTCCTCCAACGAACCGCCCCGGTCCGTTGCCGGAAAGCCCATGGACTGGGGTAATAATGACCTAGGAGGGTCAGATGGAATCACGCGAAATCAATGAGCTGAAGAAAGTGGTGAACTCCCACGCATCCGATATTCAGGCGCTCACGGCACTGGTTTACGGTCTTCTCGCGCAACTTCACGAAACCCAGGGCGAGGCAGGAATCGCTGCAGCGGAGATCCGGACGCAGACAATTGCCAAAAGCCTCGGCTCGCCATTTTCCGTCCGCCCGAACAACGCAATGATCACCAAGCTCATTGCAGCAGCTAAGCAGCCGATGTGATCACTACAAGCCGGTCGGTATCAGGCCGGCTTTCCACTGCCCCAGCCTTCACTGAGGCCGAGCCCCACCGAATCAAGGACCCTGTCCGGACTGTGCGATTCAAAGGAGATCGAACCTATACCTGATACCAGGCGTGCAGTCAGGCCTGGCTTGCCTATGTAGCTGCGGCTGTACCCATATGGGCTTTGGCACTTGCCAGTGATGGTGATTCGATCAACCTCTTTCTCGCCATCCGTGATCGCGATAACCGCCTGGGCGCCGCCTGCATCGCTGCCACTCATCGAAAACAAATCTCGAATATTCAGGATGTAGTTCTGCTGCATGATCTTCTCCTGCGGCCTGGCCGCTTCACTTCGCGTCACGATGACGCAACACAAGACGCGTCCGCTCAAGCCATGGCCCGCCGAACACGATGATTTCTGATGGTCTTCCGAGCAGGTGATGCAGCATAAAGGGGCCTGGCCCGAAGGCCTGGGCATGCTCCTCGGGCAGCTGCGCGGTGTCGCCCAGGTAAATTCCGGCGTGGTTCGGGTGTGCAGTGCGCCCCACGGCCATGACGATCATGTCGCCGCGCTGTGGCTGGCTCACCTGGTAGAACCCGGCGGCCTCGTAGGCCTGCTCGTAAAGGCTCGAGCCGTCTGCCTGCTCCCACCATCCCTCCTCTCGGGCATAGTCCGGAAACTCCAGGCCCCACTCCCGTTTGTACCAGTCCGCGCAGACCTGCCAGCAGTCCCATGCGCCGTGCACGAACGGCCGCCCAAGCAGCGGTGCGTGACCGGTGGGCGTGACAGTGCGCAGGTCACCCTCCGGCCAGGACAGGATGTACCAGGGCAGCCCCGTGGCCTCGCACATGGCCAGGTCACGGGGTGACGGCCTGCTGGTGGCATCTGGATGCGAGTGCACGATGCCGATCACCTCACCCCGGTCTTCGGCCGCGGCGTACTGCTCCGGCGAGATGCGGAACTCCTCTGTAGGATCGGTAGCGATGTTGTCGCACGGGACGTACCGCTGGGCGCGCCCCACAGCGATGAGCAGCCCGCAGCACTCGCGCGGGTACTCCGCCGCAGCGTGCGCTTGCACGGCGGCGAGGATGTGTTTTCGCATGGTCAGCTCCGTGCGATGAGGGAAACGGCCGGGAAGCCGCCGAATGGCAGTTGGTTGCCCTGACCAAACCGAACGGTGCAGCCTGAGTCCAGGCAACCATTGCACTGGTCCTTGGCCGGGTCATCCGTGGGGTTGCCGTCCAGGTCGAAGTAAGGGCCGGTGTATCCACAGTTGTGGCCGCGGTAGCCGGCGGTCATTGCCCAGTGGCAAAGCTGGGTCATCTGCCGGCCAATCGTCTCTCCACCGACATCACCGGGGCTGGCCAGCTCCCAGGCCACCGTCTTGCCGTTCTCCGACACCTTCTGATCGATGTACCAGACCTCAATGGCTTCCTCGGTTGGGTCGGCCTCCGGGTTGCCTGCCGGAAAATTCACCGCATCCAGGTAACGCGCCATCGTGTGGCGCATGGTCAGCTTGAACTCGAGCAGGTTGTCGAAGGCCACGCACAGCGCAGTGATCCTTCCGTTGACGTTGCCCACCGTCAACGTTGGGCGCACGGCGGTACCGTCCGAGTTCGCTTCGATGCCCTCGATCTGCATGGGCCAGGCACCGTACTCGTTACCCTGCCACCAGATCGACTTTGCCGGCAGCTGGTCGGCGTTCGAGCCAGCCGCTGCAAGCTCCTGAGGCGTGTGTGGAATTGCGTGCCCGTGGAAACGCAGCGTGTCGGCACCAAAGTCCGAGCCATCCAGCTCGAACAGCAGCACTTCGCTGCCAGGCTCCAGGGTCTGGATGTCTTTGATCAGCGACATACTCGCTCCCTATGGGTGGAAAGCCCGCTCGAAGGTGGCGGAGACCTTGAATCGACCGCCGCCCACCGGCGTGGGCTTGGGGTCGGCGCAGGTGAACAACCCCAGATCACCAAGCGGTGTTGTCCAGACGAACGCCTTCGTGCCGCCATGCCGATCGAAGAACTCCATGATCTTGCGGGCCTGTGCCTTCGTACCGGTGACGGTGATCGGGTAGCTGTCCTCCTTGTTGTTGGGGCCGTCGCCCACAACCTGACGGTACCCGCCGCCAAACCTGGACTCGCGGACCCGGTAGGTGATGTCTGGCGTTTCGCCGCGATGCGTCGGCCAGCTGAACGTCTCGATGGCCATCAGCGCCCTCCTTTAGTGTTTCGGTAGCTCACTCCGCCGGGCCGCCACGAATCTGCAACAGCCTTCTCGGCAGCGAGCTGCATCTGCTTCTGCATGTTTTGCTGGAGCAGCGTCTGATCGAGCTCCATACCTTCGTCACTTCGATCCGCGACCGCCACGTTGACCGGTGCCGACACGCTGATCATAGTTCCCGAGCTGCTTGTCGCTGTGAGGGTTGGACTGGGTCCAGAGCCTAGCGGGGTGATCGTCCCGCCCTGATCGCCCATCATCAGATAGGTCTTCCCTCCCTGACTCAGCAGTTCCGGCCCCAGCTCGTTGACCTGATAAAGCGAGTTTGCTGCCACCGGTCCACCACCTGCGCGCTGACCAGAGACGAAGTTGTCCATGATCTCAGGGGCGTAGCCTGCCTGTGTCGAACCGGCGGAAGTCGTTCCACCGCCGAACCAGGCAGAGGCTGCCGTCGCGCCCCAGCTCACCAAGCTGCCCAATAGGCCCGAAGCCGCACGCTGGGTTTCGATCCGCACCATGTCTGCGAGAATCGACTTGGTAAAATCAGTAAACGAGAACTTGCCAGTCATGGCGAAGTTCACGACTGCATCCTCCATTGAGGTGAATGCGTTCGTGAAAAGAGATTTCGTCTGCCCGGCAACATCCCGTGCCTGCTCCAGGTAGTTCTGGAAGGCCGACGATGCCCCCTTGCGCCAGTCGCCTTGGGCGACTGTCATCTGGTCGTAGTTGGCGATGGTGGTTTCCTGCAAGTCCTTCTCGGTCTTGCTCAAGGCAGCCAGCTTCTGGTTGTACTCATCGAGGCTCATGCCGCGGGAGCCGTCACCGTACTGATTGGCAAGGTCCAGGCGCTGTTGGTTCATCCGGTCGGTGATGCCGTTCTGCTGGTCCTGCAGGCTACGCTGACGATCGCCGAGACCAAGGCCGTCAGCGGAACGCTGCCCCTGCAGCCTTAGCACCAGGACCTGCTGGTCGAGGGCATCGGTGTAGGTCTGCACGGCCCTGGCCTGTTTGGCCAGCCGGCCCTGCTCATTGGTCGCCAGCACCGAGAGCTCGGTATCAGCGTCCTTCTGCGCCTTGACCATGGCAGCGCGGGCATCCGCGATTTTCTGGTCAAGCTGGATGCGCTGCTGGGCGCTGGTACTGCTGCGCCCCTTGGCCTCCTCCAGTGCCGTGATCTCGGCCTCGTAGGCGTTCGTGACCTCGGCCTTCTGCTGCTCGATGATTGCGGCGCGCTGGGCGGCGTACGACTCCTGTGAGATCAAGCCGGCCTTCTGCGCCGCATCCAGCTCCCTCTGATGGTTCTTGTACTCGCCCAGGATCGCACTCAAAGCATTCTTCTGGTCATTGAATGACGTCAGATCTACTTCAGAGGTGCGGCCCTTTTGGTCCTTGTATTTGCTCTCGATGTTGTAGATGTTCTTGGCAACCGTGTCGGCGTTCAGGCGAGCATCATTAGGATCTGCCTTTCGGATCGCCTCAAGATCGCGTCGGTACTTCTTGATCTCCTCGGTGCGCTTCTGCTCGTTCGTCAGAGACGACCTGGTCAGGGCATCAACGCGGACCATGGCGGAGGTGGCGTCCTTCTGCGATTTCGCCTGTTCGGCATCGTACTGTGCGATGTCTGCCTCAGCTTTCAGCTTATCCTCAAGGAAAACCTTCTCGTCGCGCAGAATCGCGAGAGCTCGCTGCCGATTGCTGGATAAGCCGAACCCCCCGGCCTGTGTCATTGCAATACGCCGCTCAACGTCCGCGATTTGCTCCGCGACGGTTGAAACCCTGCCGATGTTGAGGATGCCATCAACTGCCGCTGCTGCGCTGTCTTTGATCCCCTTCCAGGCGGACTCAATGAGCCCGAGGTTGTCAGTTATCTCCTTGGTGCGATCACTGACAGTATCGGCATAGGTCTCGGTGAGCAGCTTGGTGGCGCCGATAGTATCGCCCTGCTCCTTCAGAGCAACGATCTGCGAGTAAACGGAAGCCGTCAGGAAGTGGTATTGGTCATCCAGCTCCTTCGCCGCCTTCACTGGATCGTCGGCGATCTTTACGAACTCGGAGACGGTGGACTCTACCGCGCGCCCTGTGGCGTCCTCCATAGCTACCGCCGAATTGGCAATAAGCTCGAAGCTTTCGCCCGCGATTTTTCCATTTCCGGCCAGCGCAGCGAGAATTTCAGCCGCGCCGCTGACGGTGCCATTCACTTCGCTGACACGGCGTGCCATGTCGCCCAGAGCGCTTGCAGTGGTGCCCGCATAGTTGCCAGTCAAGATCAGAGATTTGTTGTACTCGTCGGCCTCCCGACTACCTTGGCTGTAGCCATAGATGAAAGTGCCGATTGCAGCCGCAGCAGCGGTTAGGGCACCTGCGATGCCCCAGAAGCTCAGAGATGCCGAACTAACAGAGGGGCCGACTGCGTCGATAGCTGTCTTCGCGTTGCCAGCAGCCTCTGCCGCTGTATTTGTCTGCTCTGCAAGGTCTGACAGGCTTTCACCGGCCTCCCCTGCATTGTCGGCAACCTCTTTGGAGCTGGTGGCAACCTCAAGAAGCGATTCGCCTAGGCCTGCGCCGCCGGAGACGCCCGAGAACAGCGAAAGGAATTTGGCCTTGAGCGCATCAAATGTCTCCTCAATGCCACCAAAGGAATCCTTGATCTGACCACCCTGTTGGATCAGCACCATCAGCGGATTTTGCCCACCAGCAAGGCTGGTGAAAATGTCTGTGAACTGCGCAGGCAACTGGCGCAAGGCTGCTTCCGTTTGCGCGGACGACACGCCCGTCTTGCGTAGCCCCTCATCAAACTCACCAAGTTTCTGCCGGCTAGACTCGATGCGCGCGTCATACTCGCGGAACGTGTCAGCATCCAACAGCCCGGCGGAACGGTACTTTTGAAGCGCAGCCTGCTGCTGGTCAAGTTTCTCCAGAGCTGCGGCCGCAGGGTTGATCTTGCCGAGCAGAGCCTGCAGCCCAGCGCCTTGAATACCAGCGGCGGCGGCTGCTTGCCGTGCCGATTCGGCAAGGCGCTCTTCGGTTTCGATCAGCGACTTGCCGCGCGCGTTGATCTCAGCCTGGTAGGCAGACCAGTCGGTTGCTGCTGAGCTGGCTGAGCCCATTGCGGTCGTGGTGCTGGTAAGGCTAGCAGCCAGGCTCTTGTGGTACTCGCTTGCGTCGAGAGAAGCCTTGGCCATCGCCGTCAGGCGTGCCATGGCCTCTTCAGTCGTCTCGGCGACCTTGGCTTCTGCCGTAGCGAGACCGGCTGCTTCCGAAGCAGCCTTCTTGAAGCCGGTGGCCATGCTGTCAGCCGACTTCTCAGCTTTCGCGCCGGCTTCAGCCAACTGCTCAAGGTTGTCCTTCGCCTCGACGGCATCGCCGGAGTCGATCTGCAAGCCGAGGGAGGCGATAGTGGTCATGAGCTACTCCAAGTTCTCAGCCATGACGGCCAAGGCTTCAACCTCCATGATGCGAAGGTCGGGGAAGATGTCGGTGAGGTCGCGGCGCTTGATGCCGAGCATGGAGGCCGTTGCGGGGATGACGCTGTAGTCCAGGCCTGACGCTCCTCCCTGGCCCACCCGCCACTGCGTGGCCATCGCGTCGAACAGGCGGAAGGCTGGCCATGCATCTGGCCAGACCTCCACCTCTCCCTCTTCGATGTCGGCGAGGGTCAGCCCCAGCGTGGCGAGCTGCTCCGCGGAGGGCCCCCGCTCATAACAGGCCCTCGCCGCCGCCCTCAGTTTCCCAGGCGGGCCGGGCTGTAGGCGGCTTGGTAAGCGTCGATTACTGCCTTCGGCGCGCCGGTGCAGGTGCGCACCAGGTCGGCGATGGCCACGGCGCTGAACTCGTCCTCCAGATCCCAGCCTGTGACGATCTCGCTCAACTGCTCTGCCTGCAGGGCGATTTCACCGGTGGTGACCTCCTCCCAGGTTGGCCCGTCCTTCTGGGCCTTCTCCGCCCAGGCGTCGCGCGCCTTGTTCCAGCGATCAAACATTGCGGACAGGGCCACGCGGTCCATGTAGCGGAACTGGAACTTCACCGGCACCGGTTCGGCGCCAATGCGCGGAACCTGCACCACGGCGGCGAAAGTGGGGTTCTGCGCGATCTTGATCTTCGCCATGAGGGCTCCTTAGGCAGCCTTGAGGTAGCGCAGAGGGCGGCCAGACAGGCCAACGGAGATGGTGCGGGTCATCAGGTTATTCCGCTCCATGGTTGGGGTGGTGGTGATGCTGACGTAGCCGGGGTAGAGGATCTGATCACCGTTGCGCAGCTTCAGGCGGACTACGGTCAGCTCCTTGGACTCGTCGAAGCCCTCGACGGCACCGACATAGGCTGCGGTTGGCTGGTCCTCGACCACGATCGCCAGGCTGATCGGGTTGCGGTTGGTCGGCATCTGGCGGTCGTCATCGTCCTCGAGGTAGCCCACGGTCAGGAACTGCTGTTCGCCGCCGGACGGGGTGAAGCCAGTGACCTTGGAGATCTGCACCCAGTCGGTGACGGGAATGACCGATCCCAGTCCGGCGCCAGGGGTAAAGATATCGGTATCGGCGGTGCTGATGCTGCCCAGGCCGAAGCTGTCGGTCAGGGGATTCACTACCCGCGCGGCGCGGTCGGTGAGCTTGGCCCAGCCGGAGTCGATCAGCACGACATCCTGCGCGGTGAGATCGTGGCCGACGGCGCTCAGCACTGGCGGCGCAGCGTTGGTGATTGCGGTGAAGGGGATTGCGGTCCCCAGGGTCGCGGCGATCTCAACGATAGCGCCGTTCGGCAGCGGGAAGCGTGCGGCCATGGTGTTTTCCTCTTGGGTAGAAACGAAAAAGCCCGCACGCGGCGGGTTTAGGTGGTGTTTTGATCAGCGGCGATGCAAAAGGCCGCCTGGCTTGAACTCGTCGCGGATCACCTGACGGATGGTTTCGGTAGGGTCAGCGATCTTGGCAATCGCGTCGCGCAGGTCCTGGCCGAGGTCAGCCCGGGCGATCTGGTCGGCGATCAGGCTTAGGATCTCAGTGGCTTCGCCCTTCTCGATGGCGCGGTCAATTTTCCTCTGACCATCCTTGGCTTCGCCCTGGGTATGATCGATGCCATACCCGATACCCGCGGCCACGTACTGCCCCTGCGAGTTCAACGACATCTTCAAGCTCCACATCGCAGGATCAATCAGGGCCTGGTTGATGAACACCTGATCACCCTCGACAGCAAATGGCTGCTCGGCGGGCTGCTCGTCATCATTCCAGCAACCCAGGCGAACAACGACTCGCCCTCTGGAGGTGATGGTCGCGTCGCCACGCTCGCTTATCACTACCGAATCGGCTGGAAGTGATGCCCTGGCCTTGGCCTCTTCAGCAGTCTCCAGTCGCTGGTAGGTGAGCCGGATGCGGACATCGGAGCCGTCGCGGTCAAACGATATGTCTTCAATCGAAAACTCAGCGCTATCGCGATGCTCGATGGGAATTCTCATCACTTGTTCGCCGATGAACTTGTAGTAATCGATTGCATTGCTTGGTAGATCGCATTCCGACCACTGTCCGGCCGTGACATTGATCATTTGCGGCTCGCTGGGCAAGCCTCCGCCGGCAGCGCTGCCGCCATTGATCTCGATCGCGCCACTCTGGAAGTCGATGCGCATGCCGGAAATTCCTGGCACGTAGTTGACGCTCTGCATTTTCGGATCTCCAAAAACGACGAAGCCCGCACAAGGCAGGCTTTCGTTCGTCAGGGTGGCTGTCAATGAAGTGGGAGTGATGGCTGCAACTGCGAAGCGAGATCGCTCAGTTTTGCTTCAAGGGGTGGCTTCTGTCGTTGCCACTGGCGCAAGCCTTTCCCACACAAGCTGGCGACCGCCTGCTTGCCGCTGTACTCGAGAAGCGTGCGCTGGAACTCGACGCCAAGCGACTGTCCCTGGCGCGCTTGCTCATCCAGCACATCGAGGACTTTTCGCCGGAAAGCTTTGGCCCGTTCCGTGCGCGCAAACATGCCAAGCAAATGGGCGCCACGAAGACTGAATACCCGCACCTCCTGCTCGCCGCCCCGGGTTTTCATCTTGACCAGGGCCGTCATGGTCGGGGTGAACTCGTCCGCATGGCGCCGGTAAAGGTCTCGCACGCGGGTTTCAAAGGGGGTCGCATTTCCGTCACCCCCTTTCCCGTAGAGCGCGGTTGCGACCTCGACCAGCGTCAGGCAAGGCTGACCGCCGTGATCGATCACGTTTAGCTCGGTGTCGCCGATAATCAGTTTGTCCATGGTGTATCCCCTGCGATAGCCCTGGGAATGAATCGGCCACAGCAACGCCCCAGGGAAGGCGCTTTCGGGTGCCCCCTAGCTGTAGCCTGAAAAGGAACGCAGCCGAGGCGGACGGATGAACGAACATCCACCGTTCGGCTGTACGGGGCCTAGGCTGCGTGTTTGGTGGCCACCTTGGCGGCCTTGGAAGTGCTACTGGTCCGCGACACCGCGGTAGGTGAAGCTGGCCGGGATGGTGTAGGTCGCCGACTCGGTGATGGTTGGGCCCTGGCCAACTGGTTCGGTGACCAAACCCTCGAAGCCGTTGCGGCTGAGTTCCGAGTCCACCCGGAAGAGGCTCGAAAGCTCGTCGACCAGGGCTTCGGCTGTAGCCAGAGGCTGGCCCGCCGGGCAAACGATACTGACCTGGTAGATCCCGCTGTATTCGTAGGCCTCGCCGCCCAGGTAGCGGCAGATGGTGCTGGCTGGCAGCTGAAAGGCTCTGAGGTACGTTTCGTCAGGACCGGGCGCGAACTGTTGTTCGAAGTTCGCCACCCGTATCGGGCGCGCGGCCGCCCAGGCGGCCAGCTTGATCTCGATGGCCTGGCGGGCAAGTGCATGACTCATGTGGTGACCTCTTGAACAGCCTGCTCGACGATTTGCTGGAAGCGATCGCTTGTGATTCTGACCATACCTTTGGGGGCTTGATCGCTATGCCCATATTCAAGCGGAATCGAGTAAATCAGGTTGTTGACCAGGTAGGTGGTCTGGCCGTAGCTCAGGTGCTGCACGTCAGCCACCAGCTTGGCGATGGTCTCGTGGCCATCCGGGTCGTAGTTGTCGAGACTGGCACTGGCCGGAGCGTCGATAGTGAACTGCCAGTTACCGCGGAACCGACCGGTGTCTACTGGTGAAAGTCGGATGATTGACGTACCGACTTCGATCATGACGCGCTGGAATACCTGGGTCATATCTTCCAGCGTCTGATCTCGGAACTGTTGAAGCTGTTGAGCGAATGAACCCTCGAGGCCTCCATATCTGGAGGTCATGTGATGCGGTGCTTTTGCCATGCTATGCCCTCGCCTGCACTTCAAATCCGACAGCAAGGCCGGCGTAGTTCCAAGGCGAAACCGCTATCAGGGTGTAGGTCTTGCCGTCGAAGACAACCTGGTCCTGGGTGGTAGGCGCCGGCATCTCCGTGCCGTCGAGTTTCTCCGGCGACACCAGCAGCTTGACGTCGCCCTGCTTGATGCGGGTTCCGTCTATGTCGTCCTGCTTGTAGGTGTCGCGGAAAGCTGAGCCGGCATGGCTCACGGTGATGGTGGTCGCGCCCCCTGTCACCGGATCGTACGCACCCTGCTGTCGCTGCAGCAGAGACATCTCTGCACCCTTGCCGCCCATATCGCGCGGCGCAAGCATGCGCACCGCCAGCGCCCGGCTGCGGTCGTAGATGTCAGCCATGGGTCAGGTCCTCAGGTGGTAGATCAGGTAGCAGCGGCAGTTGGCCGTCTCGTCGTATCCGGCACCCAGAGCCCTATCGCCCGGATAACGCAGCAGCGCGCCGCTGTTGGTGCGGAAGGGCTGGCCAAGGATCACAGTCTCGCCGCGCATGTGCCGGTGACTGTTTCGCACCTTCTCGTCGGCCCGGTCCCGCCATTCCTTCTCGATCTTGGATCGATCCAGGCCTTGGAAAACCAGTTGCTCCCAGGCTTGGTCGCGGCCGGCGTTGAATGACTCGGTAGCGGCCGTCTTCGCCAGCATCTCGATGTGCGTCTTGAGCAGGCGGTCGGAGTATCGGCCAGCGATCTTTTCGACGTCGGCAGCGGCCACTGGCTTGCCGGCCTCCATGGCGCGCCGGACGATTCCGTCGAAGCGCCGATCACGCCGGGTCCTGGTGAAGTACTTGCGCATCTCGTCAGGGTCGCCGCTCCGCAGCTGCTGCCGGGCATTGACCACGTACTGAACCATGTTGCCGGGCAGCCCAAACACGCCACCGGTTCGCCGACCGGTCTGGGGGCTGGTACGGCCGATCAAATCAAGAGCAGCTTGCCGGGCGGTGCGCTGCGGGCCGCCAATCGTGCGCCGACTCCCCATCACTGCGCGGATCGCTTCACGCACACCGTCGGCAGACACCTGGCGCATCTGCTCGACGTTCTGAGCGATCCTGGCCTGGGCCTGCTGGGTGGATGGGTCGAACTCTTTCCGGCCTATCTCGCGGCGCAGCTGCGCGGGAATGATGATGGCGACAGTCTCGAGGCGGCCGCCGGCCAGGAATGCGCCGCGCATGGCTTCAGCGAATGCTGCCAGCGCCCCCGGGCTCAGCAAAGCAACCAGTCCCTGCTCGTCATCCTCAGCAATGAGCCGCTCGACCTCCGCGATCACCGCTGCATCCACTGCGGCGCGGATCGAGTCGAGGTAGGCGTTCTGCATGCCCGGCTCCAGCGCCTCGATGGCCCGCAGGATCTCTGCGGCTGTCATACGACATACACCGCCGGCGCCGGACAGCGCACGACCAGAAGCGGGTACAGCAGCGAATCAATCACGCCGATCACTGGGCGGATGCTGGGATTACCGTTCTTGGCTACCGCGAACTCCTGCTCCAGGGGGCCGACTTTCTCGCGCTGCACCACCTGGGATGGCACGAAGTCGGGATTCAGGCTGCCGGGGGCGGCCTGTTCGCGGGCCGCAGCCTCATAGGTCGCCTTCTCGATGGCAGCGGGCACAGCGTCGTCTGGCACCTGGTCGCCCATGCGATCCACAGCGCCGGTTCGCGGCCACTGCAGGGACTGGCTATAACCTCCGGCCTTCTGGCCGGGGAAGACGTACACGCAGCCAGCAGTGGCGTTGCTCGCCTGCTGGCCGACCATGCCGTCCACATACCCCGATGCCCGCACCAGGGCGGCCTGCTTTTCCTCGTCGGTAGCTGCAGCCCATGCGGCATTGCCGCGGGCAGCCAAGTACGCATCGGCGCCGGCCAATGTCCCGTAGAAGTCAGGCATCGTGGTATCTCGAATTGGTGGGCGCCGGATTTGCCGGAACGCCCGGGGTTATTACGGATGCTTGGCCAGTTCGGCCTGCAGCTCTTCCAGGGTGACGTCGTCGCCGACTTCAACGCCCTTTTCCTTGAGCTTGGCGATGGCGTCTGCCTTGGCCTTGGCTTCAGCCTCGGCCAGGCGCTTCTGCAAGGTTTCAGGCTTGGCATTGGCGCCGACCTCGATGCCCAAAGCCTTCAGCTTGGCCATCAACTCTTCCTTGGTCAGCTCAGCCGGCTCGCCAGCTTCTACCACCAGCACGCCGGAATCGACGTAGAACGCCAGATTCTGGCGATTGCTATAGTCGACCCACTGCGGAACGTCGATGGTGCCGCCAGGAGGCACCACAGAGCCATCAGGCAGGCCGATTGGGGTCTTGCTATGGGTGTTGGTTACCTTAGCCATGGGACCCCCTTAGATGCCGTCGGTGTAGCGGACTTCGGCAGGACGGCGAACGTCCACGCCGCCCAGGCGGAAGATGCCCGGCACTTCCCAGCGGATCGGGCCGGCCTGATATACAGGCAGGAAGCGGTGAGGCATCGGGATGTGCATCTTCAGCACCGACGGGTCGCGGCGGTAGCTGATCATCCGCGCAGTGCTGCCGGCACCTGCGGTATCCAGGCCGTTCAGGCCTTTGATCATAAGCGGACGACCGGTCTGAGCGGTGTACACGTTGTTGCGCTGCAGGTAGGTCAGGATCGACTCCAGGCCATCCTGGTTCACCTTGCGGGTGGCCAGCAGCAGGAACTTGCTGTACGGCAGCAGCAGAGTGTCGGAGAACGCGGTGAACAGAGTGCCCTGTGCCTGCACGGTCAGCGCGGTGTTGACATCGGCCAGGATCTGGTCGGCGGTCGCGGTGGCCCAGTTGCCGGTAACAGCGGTGCCGGCGGTTACGCCCGGGAAGTTGAACAGCCCCGAGAAGCCTTTCGACGAGTCACCCAGCAGGGCAACGCGGTCGACCATTTCCTCGTAGGCGCGGCGCGCTGCCATGGCGTCGTCAGCGGTCAGGTTGATGCCCAGCATCTGCGCCTGGCTGATCTCTTCCAGGCCGTAGCCGTAGCCGATACCGGCCATGTGGATCTGGGTCTCGAGCTTCGAGCGCTCGGTGCTGGCCAGCGGGATGTCATCGGCATTGCCGTTGATCCAGTCGGCCTTACCGACCTTGTCGGCCGAGTAGTAGGTGACGGTCTTGATCCACTCGGGCGCCGAGGTGTCGACCGGGATCAGCTGCGGGTACTGGATATCCGCATAGACGATCTCGTTCACCTGACGCTCGATGTACGAGGTCTGGGAGACCACGAAGCCCAGGGCGGCCTGAGCATCGAGGAGCTGAATGTGTCGCATGGTTTCTCCTTAGCCCAGGCGGACTTGAGCGAGTTGGTTGGCACCGGTGGTGCTGGTGTCGAAGCGGGCGTTCGCGACCAGCACGTTGCTGGTGGCCACGTTGGTCCAGACGCCGGTAGCCGGCACGAAGTAGACCGGGTCACCAGCGGCTACCTGCACGGAAGCGGTCACCCAGATGGCGCCCTTGGTCATGACGCGGGCCGATTCGTACTGGCTGTACTGGTTGGCCTCGGCCTTGACCGAGCGATCGCGGACGCTGATGCCGACGAACTTGGCAGCGGTGTCGCCGGTGGTGGCAGCACGGCCAGCCTTATCGGCAGTGCCCTGGATAACCGGGACGCCGAACGCCAGGCCGCCAGCAGCCTCAACGGTGCGGGAGATCAGGGTCTTCGGGATCATGTCCACGATCATGCCAGGAAGGCCGGCGCGAATGTTCGAGGTGTAGCTTGTTTGAACGGCCATTACTTGGCACCCCCTTTCCAGGCGTCGTTCA